GGATCTGTTTCCCGGATATAATTTTAATCTTCGGGGTAGCGCTTATAGAAGCGATAGTGTTACACCTCTTGGTCCAAACAAAGTTCTTATTGAGTTTCGTGGATATGGCCTTAAGTCGGATTCTAAAAAAGACAGAGAAACGAGAATCAAACACCACAACAGTATATGGGGTCCATTCGGTAGAAACCTACACGAAGACCTTATAGGTGTTGCTGGTCAAGGTACGACTATGCGTGAGGGAACTGAAAACAGAAACATATTACACGGTCGTCATGAGAACTACACCATACACGATGAGGTAGGCATGAGGCACTATTATCAGGAGTGGGGAAAATGGATGGGGATAGATCCAGCGAAAGCAGCGTAAAACCAGTATCAGTAAAAGTTGGCGAGAATAGTTTTGAACTTGTACTAAGAATACTGGGAAATGAGTTTATAGCAATACGAATAGGATCAACAAACTTCAGCGGTAAATTAATTGCAGGTGGCGTGTTGTTACTCTTCTTTACTTTTATGCTAATGGAAGTATTCGGCCTGTCAAGAATTATGGGGGTTGAATAATGCCTAAAGTTAGTGATAGCACAGAAGTAGCACTCCCCCTAAGAAACATGATTAGTCTCATAGCAGCAGCTAGTATTGCTACATGGGCATACTTTGGAATTATAGAGCGTCTCAATAAGATAGAAACTAATGTAACTATGATGGGTGCAGACTTAGGTCAAAATACTGAGTTTAGGATTAAATGGCCCAGAGGCGAGATGGGCAGTTTACCTGCAGACAGTGAGCAGTATATGTTGATAGAACATATTACAGGTGAACTAGAAAAATTACAAAAGCAAATAGAAGAAGGTAAAGCGCCTTACGATCAACAGCAAAAGTTGACTTTAGATTTTTATGAAAAGCGAATAACTAATTTAGAATCACACATCGAAACTATGAGACATAATGGAGTTAAATGATGGTAGAAACTCTTTTTGTTTTATTCTTGACACTCGGTGGCGAAGCTAAAGAATGGACACCACACTTTAAATTATCAGAATGTCTTGCTGTAAAGCGTAAGATTGATAGAAACGTAGGATCAGGACATTTATATAGCTGTAAAAAAGAAAAAGTGTCTTTAAAACAAGAAGGTGATAAGTATATCATTGTAGACTTCGTGGAGTAATAAATGATAAGTCCTTGCATTAAGGTTTGTACCTTAGATGAGACAAACACTTATTGCATAGGTTGTAATAGAACATTACAAGAAATAAGAGACGCATACATAAACCCAGGAGCGGTAAATGAAAAAAGTAGGAAGTTATCAACAAATAAAACCAGTTACACCCCCCAAGAAAACAACGGAGCGTAAAACACCTCTGTCACAACCGGGAACTTTTAATCAACAAACTATGGATAATGCTAAACCAATTTATAGTGGTAATAGTAGCACTGGTAGGTACTAATGGCGACAATGGGTTATAAGGAAGCAGTTGATGACGAACAGCTTATTAACTTAATTGAAACAGGAATTGTAAGTGCATCAGGAGATTGGCTTAATTCTTCTGATTTGACTTTGGAACGCCTCAAAGCTACATATGAGTATGCTGGTGTTCCTATGGCGCACCTAGCACCGCAGGGTGTTAGTACAATAGTAGATACGTCAACTACAGAGGTTGTAGAAGCTTATACAGCCGTTTTATCAGATTTATTTTTAGATAATAATAGAATTGCAAGGTGTGTACCTTGGGATGAGACACCTAAAGCGTTTCAAGGTGCTAGAGATGCAAGTAACTTAATTAATTATTGCATATTTAAAAAGAATAAAGGTTGGGAAATATTACAAACTTGGATGAAAGCGGCACTCCTTTGGAAGAACGCAGTGATTCGTTGGGATTATATTGAAGATTTTGATTATGTAATAGAAGAATACGAAACCATTACTGAAATAATCCTTGATGAAATATTAGCAGAAGATAGTTACGAAATTGTAGGAGAGTTAGAGCTTGACAGACAAGCTGAGTCTATTTCGTATAAAGATGTAAGATTACGAAAAAGAATTGATAAAAGTAGGGTTAAATTAGAAGTGATTCCACCTGAATCATTTAGAATTTCAAGTGAAGCTAAAGATATAGAGGAAGCGACTTTTGTAGGTATTCAATCAGACTATACAAGATCTGATCTCAGGAAATATTTTCCGGAGTGGGCAGAAAGCTTAACTGAAGACGAATGGTCAATGATAGGTGGCGGTTCTAATTGGGATGGAAACAATAAATATAGTGAAGATGTAGCGGCTCGTAAAGATATTATTGGTCAAACATACTGGGGTACTAACAATGGTCGAATGGATCATTTACCTACAGAAGCCAATCGAGAAGTTACTGTAACTGAGTGTTGGATGCGGGTAGACCGCGATGGCGATGGTATTGCTGAACTTAAACATCTTATAGTAGTGGGTCAGCATGTGTTATACGAAGCTGATTGTGATATGATACCACTTGCTTCTATTGTACCTATAGATATTCCACATGAATTCTTTGGTCTATCAATGGCAGACTTTACTAGAAGTTCTACACTTGCAGCTACAGCTATTCTTCGTGGATTTGTAGAAAATACTTATCTTACTAACTATAGTCCAAAACTAGCAGATCCTAATGTAGTAGATTTTAGTGCGCTTCAAAATATGAAGCCAAAACAAATTATACCTACTAATGGTAATCCGGCTGCAGCAGTAGCTGCATTACCCCCTGAATCTATTTCAACGGGTACAGTACCGCTACTAGAACATTTACAGCTTATTAAAGAACAAGCTACAGGAATGTCTAAGGCCGCGCAAGGACTTAATGATACCTTATATGTATCAGGAAATTCCGAGCAAAAACTTAGCGCTGTTCAATCAGCAGCACAAAAACGAATCCAGCATATCGCGCGTAGATTTGCGGAAACTGGATTTAAGCGGTTGATGAACGGTGTATATCAGACTATGCGAACTAAATTAAAAGGAGAAGTAACCTATAATTTAGATGGTGTTTATAAAAGCATAAACATTAGTAATTTACCAAGTAGAATGGATATCGAGATTATATTAGATGTTGGAGAAAATTCCAATACTTCTAAAATATTAAAACTTGCAAAAGTAGGATCAGAGGTATTACCTGCATTACAGCAGCAAGGACAAGGAATGGCTGTTAAACCAACAGCGGGTGTTACTTTAGCTACTCAAATAATAGAAGCTATGGATTTAGAAAGCAATGATTATTTAGAGGATTCTTCAGATGAGGAATTTGTTGCTAGGGCTAAACAAGCGATGGAAGAACAAGCAAATTCTGAGAAAGAAAATGAAGAAATGGCTAAAAGAAAATTAATGGCAGAAACAGCTTTATCAGAAGCTAATGTAGACTATACAAATGCGCAGAGCAAAAATACAATGGATGATAATTCAAAACAACTTGCTGTTTCTATCGATAAACATTTTCAAGAATGGGCTGATCTTAAAATTAAAGCGACTAAAGAAGGTGCAGAAATACCACCGCATCCTTCTTATGAAGAAATACTTATGATGGCTAGACAAATAATAAATCCAGCTGAACAACAAATGCAAGTTGCACAACAGCCAATGCCAGTTGAACAACAACCAATGCAACCAGAAAATCCACGGGAGATTATATAAATGGCACATTCAACAATTAGTAAACTTGGTGTAGGAGGAACTCAGGCAGGAACTGCAGTAACAAGTACTTCAAGTAATAAAACAGTTGTATTTACAAATGAAACAGACTCCGTAATTACACTTGATCTTAAATGCGCTGGCTCAATTAATGCGTCTGATAAAGGCATTAAGGTTCCAGCAAAAGAATTCCTTAATTATACACATGTCGGTGGGCATGGTGCTTGTGTAATGGAGAACGTTAAGACATCGCATGGTACAGCGGCTCAGACAGATGAGCGAATTTATATCCATCATCGCGTATAAAGATTATGGAGAAGTATAGACAGACAGCCGAGAAGAGGCTGAGTAATGAAAAATCATACGGTAATCATAAAATTCATCCCGAAGAACTAGCGCGAAGGGCGCATGTTAAAGGCCACTTTGCTGCCAAAGAACGGGATGAATTTTTTGACGAGGTATACGGAGAAGTCTTAGTTGACTTTTTTGTTGAGTGGCTTAAAACTGAACCACATGAAACTAAAACTCGAGAGTTTCTCTACTCTTCGGCTATGGCACTGGGAAGTGTCAAGCAGAAAATGACTGACTTTGAGATGTACGGTAAAAACGTACCACACCTGATGGAGGACAACGATGACAGTTCGAACAATTAATTATGAAGAACTAGTAAAGAATTATGAAACAATGATTGAAACGCTTGAGTATGATTCAATGCGTAGCGCGGGAAAAGCAAAACTTAATGCAGAAGTATTAGTGGGTTTGCATTCTTTGCGAGATCGTTATTTAAAAGAGATTAAAACTCGCCCCGTTAAAAAGGAGGTAAGTGATAATGGATAATCCAGAAGCTAAGACAGACTCTACCCCAACAGATGATTCTGTGCCAATGGAAAATAGTCAAACTGAAGAGGCTTTGCTGGCTGACATCATACGGAATTCCGATTTCGTTGATACTCTACCCGAAGAGCAAGTACCTGAGTTAGACGCGGATAACTCTGAAGATGAAGACCCGGATTCAGACTTAGACGATAGTGAAGAAGTTGAAGAAGAAGTCGAAGAACAGGAAGAAGATACAGAAGAAAAGGATGATAATGAATCTACCCCGGATACTGATGTATACACTCCTGACGATCTTGACTTAGATGCTCAAGTAGTTGTCAAAATTGATGGCGAAGAAAAAGCAGTTACTTTTAGTGACCTAATAAAAGGTTACTCTACTGAACAACATCTCTCTCAGAAGGGTCGTGAACTTGGTGATGCAAGAAAAAAGATAGAAGAAGACTATAAAGCGAAGTTATCAGAAATTGAAAATGTTTCTAAAGCTTCAGCTGCTGTTCTTTATTCAGGAGAGCAGTCGTTAGCGAAAGAGTATCATGAACTCGAATCTCAAATTGAAAAAGCGAGAGAAGATGGTGATACATACGAAGTAAACGAATTGAAAGATAAACGGGAACAAATACAAAAGCAATACTGGGATGCCAGAAAGCATCGTGAAGGTATGGTTCAAAGTATTCAAAAACGTGAACAAGAAGCTATTGCACAAAATTGGCAAGAACAATTACAAAACTTTCAAGAAAGCATACCTACTATGATACCCGACTTTGATGAAAAAGTTGCTATGTCAATCAGGGAATTTGCAATCGAGGAAGGCATTAGCCCCGAAATCTTAGACACGGTAGCAGATCCTGCTATTATTAAATTCGTAGACGATTATCGTAGACTTAAGCAAGGAATTACTAAAGGCTCGGTAAAACGTAAAGCAACGGCTAATAAACAATTACCTACTAAAAAAGCAAAATCAAGCGCTAAGAAAAAAGAAAGCGCGGCTGCTGAAGTACGTAGGAAAGGTTTAGACCCAGACTCCTCCGAAGCAGATCAAATGGCATTTTTAAAGTCGATGGCATCACGCTCTTTAAACAGTATTTAATACCTTGGAGGTAATTAAAAATGGCTAATACACTTGGTGTTCGCGGCACAGGTGGTCCCGGTGGACCAGCTCGCGGAACTGGCAAAGATGTCTCACAGCGTGAGGATCTAGCAAACTTTATTTCGATGATTACTCGAGATGAAACCCCTTTTACTGCTTCAATCGGTAAAGCAAAAGCTACCGCTATTTATCATGAATGGCAAACCGATCAACTAGAAGCTCCCGGTAATTCACGAATTGGTGAAGGTACAGACTGGATTGCGCCTGACGCAACTGGTTCTGGCGGTACAGGTGCAACTCCTGCAACTGGCGCTAAATTCGCTATTACTGGTCCTGACCGTACACGTTTGGGTAACTATACTCAGATCAACGGTAAAACAATTGCTGTATCAGGCACACGCCGTGCAGTAGATCAAGCTGGAATTGCAGACGAGTATGCTTATCAGCTTAAAAAGCGTGGCACAGAGCTACGGCGTGACGTTGAATTTGATATGATTCATTCATATAACGTTTCTAACGCTGTTGCAGCGCAGAACGCTAACGCACGTTCAGCTGGTGGATACCAGTCGTTCATTAACTCAGCATCTACTTGTAACTATGTAGGTGAGTTTGAGGCTCCTTCAGCTTCTAGCTCTAATGCTGGTACTGATGCACAAGGTACAGACACTGTACGTGGATCAATCAACGGTGGTACTACTGCACCTGCACGCGGAACTCTTGCATTGACAGACATTGACGCTGTTATGCAGAAGATCTATGAGCAAGGTGGTAAAGCTACTAAAGTTATGTTGTCACCAAAGCTTCGCCGTGACTTCTCAGATCTTATGGTCTCAGATACTGGCGTTGTACGTAACATTGACGCTGGTGGAAAGCTTCGTCAATCAGTAGACGTTTATATGTCTGACTTTGGTGATCTGATGGTAGTTCCTAACTACATCATGGGTCTTTCTAATTCTGTTGCACTTAAAGGCGACAACGGAACTGCGTTCTCAGGCGCTGGTATTCCGGATGTAGCTGACTTCGCAGCATTGATCTATGATCCAATGTGGTTCTCTACCGCCTATCTCCGTCCTTTGGCAGAGGTAGATGTAGGTCAGAAAGGTGACTCAACTGTCGGAATGATGGTTGAAGAATGCACCCTTGAAGTACGCAACCCACTCGGTTGTGGTGCTGTTTACGGCCTTAACTAGACTAAACTGGAGGGGAGGTTAAACAACTTCCCCTCTTTTTTATTACACGGGAGATAGATATGGCTAGAGAAGATGGCATGGGCGGTGGTTTTCGAAGAAAAAGAGGCCAAATACCATTTAATGAGATACCACTTCATTTTTTACCTAAAGAAGTGCTACAAGCAATGGCAGAGATATCAGCTAATAATCCTGAGATGTCAGAGGAGGAAGTCTATAGGCTAGCTAATTGGAATGTTGGAGAAAGCCCTCTGCAAAGAGCTAGAAGACCTTCAATCCCTTATGAAAAGGGTAATATAAACTATGATTTAAATATACCAAGTGCAACAGAACCAGTATTAAATCGTGAATCTGCTAATGTATATGAATTAGATGAACCAAACCCTAAACTAGGTCCATTACAAGGTCCACCAATGAGTGGCGAAATGATAGCTAGGCGTTATGCGATACATAAGCAGCTAAATGATAATCGAGCTGCACTTCTTACTGGTATGGGAGATTATGTACCTTATAATTTAAAAGGAAGAGCAACTTCTACAGATTTACGTACAGGTGAAAAAATACCTGTTTGGAATCGAGGACGAGCTAATGTGTTTTCAGTACGAGAACCAGAACCAAAAAAGTATAAACAAACAAAAACATGGGCCGAATTCTTTGGCAAAGGCTAGGAGGTAAGAATGCTAGTTATTAGAGCAGCAAACGGGAATATTTACCCCGCAGACAGAGCCGTATGGAGAGTTGCAGCAGTCGCAACTGGCGGTTATAAGTTAACACATTTCACAGCAAATGCAGGTTCAGTAGCAACTAATGCTAATCCTGCAACAGCTACAGCTGGTGATGAGTTAGGATATATAGGAAAATCAGGTCGATTCGTAGCGTATACAGAACCCGCCTAATTGAGTGAGAGGACACTATGGGAAAAGAAAATGAATTTAAATTTCGCAGTAGTACTGTGAAAGCCAACGAAGATATTTATGCTGGCTTTGATCTTCAATCAGGAGATTGGGAGGCTAAGCAAGACATTACACAGTATAAGGAAAATGCTAGAATAGATAGAGAGAGGGAAGCACATTACGGTAAGACTAAAAGTGGCTATCGTAAAATGGCTACTATCCCGGATATTGTAGCAATAAAGATATTGAGAGAGCATAACTTAGACTTACATAGTCCTACATTTATGCAAGATCCTAATAATCTTAAAAAACTTAAAAAAATTCTTATGTCTGAATATCGTGATTTGGTAGTCAATACTTAATTAGGAGGCCACGAATGGCAAAGACATATGACGAAATGGTAACGCTAGTTCGTAACTGGTCTAACAGAGACGAAGAAGTGGTTAGCGATGCAATCATAAAAGATTGTTTGAAATATGCAGCAGACAAGGCTTATAGGACATTACGTGTTCCTCCGCTAGAAAATGTTGCTAAATACGACAAAACGCTTTTACAAGCAGCAACTACCTCTGCTAATAGTCGTCAATTATCTATCACTGAAATACAATTACCTTACGACCTTGTAGAGTTTATTCAAATTAAAGAATTAGATTCCGCAGGGTTAACAACTAGGGTCTTTAATGAAAAGGTAGATATCAGAACTTTTAATGATACAACGGCAGAAAAATATACTAATAAAAACTATTGGGCAAGACAACAAAATGTATTATTCTTGTCTCCTGGATTTGGAGAAGGTACAGTAAGCGGTGCAGCTAATTCAATGGAATTATACTATTATCGAAGATTACCAGCACTCAATGCTGTATACTCTGTAACAGTACTTAACTATAATGCTGGATTTCTTACAACCACAGGTGCGGGAGCAGGTGTAACTAATTCTAAACAGTTATACTTTAATAGTTTAACAGGGACAACGGCATATGCGGATGCAACAACCGCGCAAGCAGCTAATGCAGGTGGAACAGTAACTAACGCTTATTATATAGGTACACCTACACCTAATTGGCTTCGGGATGAAAACGAAAGAGTAATTTTATTCGGTGCGCTAGGTGAAATCTTTGCATATATGCAAGAAGATGATCAAGCTAAAAAATATGCTGATATGTTTTATCAAGAAATAAAAGAAATAAATGATGAGGATGCTAAACGAAATGCTTCGGGTGGAAACCTACAAGTAAACTTTAACGGGCGAGGGTTAATTTAATGACAACACCAGCAAGACCCGGATCTTTCACGGGCGCAACAGATAATGCTGCCAACGGTGGTTTGTTTACAGATACACTAGTAGATGGTATACCCGATATTATTGGTGCTGATGTAGCAGCAGCTGAAACAGCAGCAACTAATGCTAAAACTTCAGAAACAAATGCAGCTACAAGTGCAACTGGTGCAGCAACAAGCGCCACTAACGCTGCAGCTAGCGCAACAGCTGCATCGAGTAGCCAAACAGCAGCGGCAAGCAGCGCAACAGCAGCAGCCGGTTCAGCAAGTAGTGTGGCAGCAGATGCGGCTACAGCTACTACAAAAGCAGCACAAGCGGCAACAAGTGCAACTAACGCGGCAGCTTCAGAAACAGCGGCAGCGGCTAGTGCAACAACCGCATCGACTCAAGCAACAGCGGCAACAACGCAAGCTAATACGGCTGCAACGTCAGCTACAGCAGCAGCTAATAGCGCAACTTCAGCGGCTACTAGTGCTACAACAGCCACTACACAAGCCAGTACAGCTACAACGCAAGCAACAACAGCCACTACTCAAGCTACTAATGCAGCTACGAGTGCTACTGCAGCAGCAGGAAGTGCTACAACAGCTAGTACAGGTGCTTCTACAGCCACTACTCAGGCTACTAATGCAGCCTCAAGTGCTACTGCAGCAAATACTTCAGCTACAGCAGCGGCAACAAGTGCTACAGGCGCGGCCTCAAGTGCAACAGATGCACAAGGTAGTGAGGATGAAGCAGAAGCTTGGGCGCAAAAAGTAAATGGAGAAGCAGTTACAGGAGAAGGCTATTCAGCTAAAGCTTGGGCAACTGGAGGCACAGGTGTAGACCACGCTTCAGGTGCTGGTAATGCTAAAGATTGGGCAACCGAAACAACAACAACAGCAGATAATACAGAATACTCA